TCCATTGCAGCATCGAGAACGGCCTGCTTTTCCACAAGGATTTTGGCCATGCGGGAGTCGAGACTGCCGTCAACGACAAGATGCTGCACCAGCACGCTGTCATGCTGGCCGATGCGGTGGCAGCGGTCTTCGGCTTGTGAAATATCTCCCGGAACCCACCACAGTTCGCCGAAGACCACGTGGGAGGCGGCGGTAAGCGTGAGGCCAGTGCCGGCTGCCTTGATGGTTCCGACAAAGACACGGATTTCTGGGTTGGTCTGGAAGGCGTCCACCGCTTCTTGGCGGGCGGTGATGGAAACACCGCCGTGCACCTGAACGGCGGTGGGGCCGAGAGCGTCCATGAGAGCGGCAACCACGTCGCGATGCCAGCAGAAGACAACGACCTTACCGCTGCTCTCTGCTGCGTCGCGAACGAATTCGACAATGGCGGGAACCTTGGCCAAGGCGAGGCGGTGGCGTGCGTCGGCCATTTCTTCAAAGGCTACCTGGGTGGCGTCCCGGAGGGCGCGCACGGCGCGTGCGTATGCGTCATCATCGTCGGACGCCTTGGCCAGTTCAACGGCAACACGGGCGGCTTCGGTGATGTTGCTGTGAAGCATCTCAAGGGAGGCTTCGGCGCGCAAGAGGTCGCTCAGTCCGTTGGCGGGAATTTCGACTACCTGCCGGCGCTTGGGAGGGAGTTCCTGAAGAACCGCTTCCTTCTTGCGGCGCACCATGAAAGTGGCGCGGGCGCGCTGTTGCAGTTCCTCTGGGTTGGAGGAACCGGAGAAGTCCCAGCCGAAGTTGTTTTGCCGCGCGTTGCAGTAGCGCGAGACGTACTTCCAGAAGCTCGCCCCAAGGCCGTTGGGGTCAAGGGACTCCACCATCGGCCAGAATTCGATAGGGCGATTGACGATGGGGGTTCCGCTCAGGAATATGCGGCGAGCGGCTTGAATACCGCTGCTCTTTTTCTTCCCCAGCACGGCGATAGTGCGCTGTGCCTTGGGGTTCTTCAGGTAGTGGCATTCATCCACGACCAGAACGTGCCACGTTCGGCTATCGATAGCGTCACGGTTTTTGGCAACGATCTCGTAGTTGACGATCACCACGTCGGTGTCGGGCAGCGAAGAACCGCTGCCGATCCCAACGGAGAGGCCCTTCACGTCCCATTTTGCGAACTCGCGCTGCCAGTTCAGCTTGAGCGAAGCTGGGCAGATGATCAGGACGGAACGGGCGAGGGGGTCGAGGTTGACGATCCCAATGGCCTGGATCGTCTTCCCTAGTCCCATTTCGTCTCCGATCAGGACAGATGGGCGGGAGGCGGCATAGGCAATGCCGGCGCGCTGGAAGGGAAGGTAGTCCAGTCCCCTTGGAGCCGGGATCACCAGTTCTGCGTCTGTGGCGCGGGAGGCCACAACCTGAAGGGCGCGTTCGCGCTGCATGGCTTCTTGCAGTGCGGTGCGCTCTTCGGCGGTCATTGCCGAGATGCGTTCCACGTCTTGCGCCACGTCCTGGCTGGGCGTCCACCACACGCGGCGTTGCCCATCGAAGCGCAAACCGCGTTCCTTCAGGTAAGCTATGGTCGCCTGGTCGTAAGCGAAGCGCGCTTCGTAGCGCGAGTTGGCTTCGGAAAAGGTTACAGGTTTCATTGTTCTACCGAGTAGAATACCACACCTTACAGTGGCTGTCAAGTATTCAGGCGAAAAAATAGTGCTTGACTTTACGGCAATTGGGTGATATACTGCGTATGTGTTCTCCTAAGTGTGGATGGTGTGGATGGTGTGTGTGTGCGTGTCGGGTCGTGATCTCCAGCATGATCCGGCACGCACAACACCCCACACAGAGCCAAGAGCCTGAGTTATCTTCCCCCAGCATGAGCCTTTGAGCCTTCCCGGTTCGGAGGCTTTTTTGTTGTCCGGCAACGGTTCGTCTCCCGCAGTAATGCAATCCGATACCCTGGTAGCGTTGGCGTCGTTGCTTATGCAGCGAAGTCAGGCGGTTGGCGCGCTGGGAATGCAATATGGGGGAGACCGTGACCTGTACGAGGCGCTGGGGTACAAGAAGACGTTGCGATTTGAGGATTACTGGGGGGCCTACGAACGACAGGACATAGCCACACGGATCGTGGACTTGCCGGCGATTGACTCCTGGCGCTATCCGCCGCGGTTTTCGGATGGTAATGACGACGATGGCACGGCGTTCGTGATGGACTTCAAGGTACTGGCGTCCAAGCTGCCTGTGTGGAAGCGATTGCAGCAGTTGGACAGGGTATCAGGGATTGGTCACTACGGGTGCCTGTTACTGGGGTTACGTGCGGGCGGGGAGTTGTCTGCGGAGGTGAAGCCGAGGTCATTGCGGGGGCCTGAAGATGTGATTTACCTGCGCGTCCTGAGTGAGAACATGGCAACCATCAAGGAATGGGAGATGGATGCTGCATCCCCTCGTTTTGGACTGCCCCTGATGTACGAAGTTTCGGTTGGTGCTGGCAGTCGGGAAGAGCAGCGGCTAGTGCACTGGACGCGGATTATCCACGTAGCGGAAGACGCTTTGGACAACGACGTGCTGGGTACGCCGCGTCTGCGCAACGTGTTCAACCGGCTGAACGATCTGGAAAAGATCGTTGGCGGCGGTTCCGAGGCCACGTGGCAAGTGATGGATCGCGGTATCCATGCGGACATGCGCAACGGGTTCACAATGGGGCCGCTGGATGAAAGCGGATTGAGCGACGAAATTGATGATTACATGCACGGTAGGCGGCGCTTTCTGCGGACTGCCGGCGTTGATATCAAGGAACTGGGGAGCGAAACTGTTGATCCATCGGGACTGTTCGGCATTATCCTGAGCCTGGTTGCTGCGGCGCGCAACGTTCCTCAGCGCATTTTGATTGGTTCGGAGCGTGGCGAACTGGCGTCCAGTCAGGATGCTGAAACGTGGGCTGGCGTGGTGTTGTCGAGGCAGACCAATTTCGTGGAACCGGTGATCCTGCGGCCCTTCGTGGATCGTTTGGTTGAACTGGGTGCGCTGCGGCCTGCTCAAGAGAACCGGTACAAAATCTCGTGGCGGTCGCTACTGGCGCATGACGACCAGAAGGCGGCCAACGTTGCTCAGGGCAAGGCGCTGGCGCTGGCGTCGTATGCTGCTCAGCCTGATGCTGAACGGATTGTGCCCCCCGGAGAATTTCGCGAACTCTGGCTGGACTTGCCGCGTGAAGTGCCCAAGCAGTACCAAGCGTCAGACACAATCAAACCGCGGGAACCGGTTGTACTGCCAGCAGACAACGGCAACAATGGCGGTGGCAATCCAGAGAAGCTGCCGGCTGCTGACAACAAACTGAACTAACATGACACAAGACTTGACGGTTCATAGCCGATGGATTGATAAAGCGCGTGTGACGGAGCAGACCATTGAGGGACGCGCCTATTTGGTGATGCCGTTGATCGCTGCGAAGGAAGGCGTGATGAACGGCTTTCTTCTGCCGGCCCAAGAACTGGGGAATGTTGTTGCTGAGTGGAACGACATTCCTCTGACGGTGCATCACCCAGTGAACAACCAAGGTCGGCACGTGTCAGCACGCAGTGCTGACAAGGCGGCGGCTGTCATTGGCAGGTTGCATGACGTGTCATTTGACGGCGTGGCGCTGCGAGGCGTGGCGCATATCGACGTNNNNAGAAGGCGGAACGGCTGGGAGGCGAAGCCCTGACCGCCCTGAATGCGCTGAGGTCGCAGACGCGCTTGGATGTGTCAACCGGGTATTTCTGTGACGTTGAAGAGACCGCGGGGCAATTCAACGGTGCGGACTACATCGGGATTCATCGCAATCTTCGCCCAGATCACGTAGCTATCCTTCCTGGGGTACGGGGTGCCTGCTCCTGGTCGGACGGCTGCGGAATACCACGCGTCAACCAATTGCACGTCAATCTGGATGCCAGTCTGGACAACGTGTCTATCTTGGTGGCGGCTGCCTGGTATGCTGAATTCGCTCCCACGCCCCCAGACGATGTGTCAACAGACCATCGTTATATCTGGGAAGTGTGGGAAGAG